TAGCAATTTTAAAAAACTTATAATTATGAAATTTTATCAAGTAAGACATTATGACAAGAACTACCCAGGTAGAACAGTTATATTAGGTTATTCAGGTTTAGTATTATTTAGATATAAAGGTAAGTTACTTGTAAAGATTAAACCTAATACAAAAAAATTTAGAGATCATTCAGAAGAAGAAGAATATTTAAAAGGATATGTTGTAGTTGATAATGAGAGTTTATTTTTTAATTCATATCTTGCTACTGGATTCATAGATGGTTTTAAAAAACTATTCAATATAAAGTCTAAACCAAAAGTAATAAATCCTTTTTAATATGTACACTAAACTATTTGACATTGACAACGGGGTTGTAATACCTACAGAACATTGTTATACTCTAAGTACTCTTAAAAATATAATGGATAAGTATCCTGATAATTATCTTAAGATATATCAGTATTTATTTTATATGACTTGTCCTAGTCCAGACTCTAATCCATTTTTTCATACTCCAGAAATAGATAAAGAAGAGATTGTACTACAAGAGATAGAAGCAGATTTCTCTACAGAAGATGAAGCAATCAGAAATGCATTAAGATTCTGTGATGATATGTATAGTACTGCAACATCTAGAGCGTATAAAGGTATGGCATCTATGTTAGATAGATTAGCTAGATACATGGAAACTACACCTATTACTGCAGGTAGAGATGGAAATATAAACTCACTAGTAGCAGCAGCTAAAAACTTTGATCAGATAAGATTATCTTTCAAAGGTGTATATAAAGATTTACAAGATGAGCAGTCTAGTAAAGTACGTGGAGGAATTGGTTTATCTTATGATAGTTAATTATGGAAAACATATATACAAATATACCAACCTGGGATAATGGTACCTGGACTACTACTACATTTGATAGTAGAAAAGATTTTGGTGATTATATAAAGTCAATATTTAGAGAACCAGGTGAGTATGAATTTGATGAAAGTACTAATACTGTATTTAATTCTGAGTCTACAAAATTCAACAGGGATAAGGTATATTGTGTAGCTCCATTTAAATCTAAAGATTTTATTAAATACTGGGATGACCAGAAAGCTAAATGCAGATTAGGTGTAATAGTAAAAGCAAATAATAAGTCTTGGTATCTTACTAGAGATTATTATATGTGGTTAAACTTCTTACCTATCTTTGATAAAGAGGAGCAAAAGTTTGGATTTGCTAAGATAAGAGATGCTCAATATCATATGGCGTTATATGAAATACTTGCAGAGATAAATTATATGCACGTAGCTATTCTTAAAAAACGTCAGATAGCATCATCATATTTTCACGCAGGTAAGCTTATTAATCAGTTATGGTTTGAAGCAGGGGTTACTCTAAAGATGGGTGCCTCCCTGAAAGATTACATTAATGAGAAAGGTACATGGAAGTTCTTATCTGAATACGCAGCATTCTTAAATGAGCACACGGCATGGTATAGACCTATGTCTCCAGACAAGGTAATGATGTGGCAACAAAAGATTGAGATAAGAAAAGGTGATAGAAAAGCTGAAGTAGGACTTAAAGGTACTATGCAAGGTATGTCATTTGAGAAAGATCCAACAAATGGTGTTGGGGGTCCCGTTAAGTTCTTCTTTCATGAGGAAGCAGGAATTGCTCCTAAGATGGATACTACATTTGGATATATCAAACCAGCACTTAAATCAGGTATGATAACCACTGGATTATTTATAGCAGCAGGATCAGTAGGGGATTTGGATCAATGTGGTCCTTTAAAGAAAATGATACTTGATCCTACTAGTAATGATATCTATCCTGTAGATACTAATCTTATAGATAAAGATGGTACAATAGGTCAGTCAGGTTTATTTATACCTGAACAATGGTCAATGCCACCTTACATAGATAACTATGGTAACTCACTTGTTGAAGAAGCATTAGTAGCATTAGATGAATACTTTGAAGAGATAAAGAAAAACAAGGAAGCTAAAGATTATCAACTTGAAGTATCTCAGCATCCAAGAAATATAGAAGAGGCATTTGCATTTAGAAAAGCAGCTAAGTTTCCTCCTCACTTAGTTAATGCACAGATAAGAAGAATAGAAGAAAAAGAATATTCATCAGAGCATCTAGATATATATAGAGATGAGACAGGTAAAGTAAAAGTAAAAGGTACAAGTAAATTACCTATTGCAGAGTTTCCTATATCTAAAAAAACAGAAGATAAAACTGGTACACTAGTAGTATGGGAAAGACCAGTACCTGATCCTACATATGGAATGTATTATGCAAGTATTGACCCTGTTGCAGAAGGTAAGACAACTACCTCAGAATCACTATGTTCCATCTATGTAATGAAAGCACCAGTTGAAGTGACTAAGATTACTAACGGTGAGGCTGAGACATTTATAGAAAGAGACAAGATTGTAGCAGCATGGTGCGGAAGATTTGATGATATCAATAAAACACATGAGAGACTAGAACTAATAATAGAATGGTATAATGCCTTTACAATTGTAGAGAACAATATCTCACAGTTTATAAATCATATGCTAGCTAGAAAGAAACAAAGATACCTAGTACCAAGAAACCAAATAGTATTCTTAAAAGATGTAGGAGCTAATGCTAATGTATTCCAAGAGTATGGATGGAGAAATACAGGTGTACTATTCAAGAATCATATGATCAGTTATACACAAGATTTCTTATCTGAAGAAATAGATCATATACAGAAAGATGATGGTACTACTGTTAAGATACATTATGGAGTAGAAAGGATTCCAGATATTATGTTACTTAAAGAAATGCAAGCTTATCAAGATGGACTCAACGTGGATAGGCTTGTAGCCTTTGCTGCACTAGTGTCTTTCTTAAAAATACAACAAGCAAATATTGGTTATGCAAAGAGAGTTGTTATGGATGATGCAAGTTTAAAATTGGATAAGTCAAAAAATTTGTATAAATTAAAGAGTAGTCCTTTTAGACATATGGGAAGAAGTGGATTAGGTGAAGGTCAAAAACTAAACAGGTCACCATTTAAAAATTTAAAATAAAAAGATATGCAAGTATACAATGCCCTTCAGCTCAAAAACGGAGCTAAAACAGAACACAATAGATTAGGTAGTATTACGCAACCATTACAGTTTATTCCTAAAAAGGAAAAAGATGACAAGTGGGCTGCATGGAATCTTGACTGGTTAGAGTGGAATGGTCTTAAACAGATTAAAAGAAACGCGCGTAGGCTAATGAAAAACTATAAGTTAGCTAAAGGTGTTATTGATAGAACTGACTATATAGTTGAAGAAGACAATGACTACAGAGATATCATCGAGACGCTTACTAAAGAAGATGCATCCGCACTTGAGTTAAAGTTTTATCCAATCATCCCTAATGTTATTAATGTTCTTGTAGCTGAGTTTGCTAAAAGATCAAGTAAGTTATCATACCGTGCAGTAGATGAAGGATCTTATAATGAGATGATGGAACAAAAAAGACAGATGGTAGAGGATGTACTTATGTCTGATGCAAGCATGAAAATTATTGCTGCAATGGTAGAACAAGGTATGGATCCTGAATCTGAAGAGGCACAACAACAATTGAATCCAGAAAAATTAAAATCATTACCAGAGATTGAACAATTCTTTAAAAAGGATTATAGATCAATGGTAGAGCAATGGGCTACTCACCAACATGAAGTAGATGTTGAAAGATTTAGAATGGATGAGTTAGAGGAAAGAGGTTTCAGAGATATGCTTATTACAGATAGAGAGTTCTGGCATATGCGTATGATGGAAGATGACTATGATGTTGAGTTATGGAATCCTGTACTTACATTTTATCACAAATCTCCTGATGCAAGATATATATCACAATCTAACTGGGTTGGTAAAACAGATATGCTTACAGTATCAGATGTTATTGATAAGTATGGTTATATGATGAATGAAGATCAGATGGCATCACTTGAAGCTATCTATCCAATTAGATCAGCAGGATATAACATTGGTGGTGTACAAAATGACGGATCATTTTATGATGCTACTAAATCACATGAGTGGAATACTAACATGCCTTCACTAGGTATGCGTCAATATTCTACTGCAGCAGCTAATAATATTTTCAACGCGGGTGATATTGTAAACTACATCTTAAGAGAAGGTGAAGATTATTATGATCAAGGTACTGCATACTTGTTGAGAGTAACTACAGGTTACTGGAAATCTCAGAGAAAAGTAGGTCACCTAACTAAAATTACTGACTCAGGTGAAGTAATAACAGAGATTATTACAGAAGACTATAAAGTAACTGATAATCCTATATATGATACAAGACTCTTTAAAAACAAAACTAAAGATAATCTAGTATATGGAGAGCACATAGATTGGATCTGGATTAATGAAGTATGGGGTGGTGTAAAAGTTGGACCTAATATTCCATCATTCTGGGGTATGAATAATCCTGGTGGATTTACTCCTTTGTATATTGGTATTGATAAACAAAATATAGGCCCATTAAGATTTCAATTCAAAGGTGATAACTCTATCTACGGATGTAAACTACCAGTAGAGGGTGCAGTATTCTCAGATAGAAATACTAAGTCTACAGCATTAATTGATTTAATGAAACCATTCCAGATAGGATATAACATTGTTAATAACCAAATAGCAGATATACTAGTAGATGAATTAGGTACAGTTATCTTATTAGATCAGAATGCATTACCAAGACACTCAATGGGTGAAGATTGGGGTAAGAACAACTTAGCTAAAGCATATGTAGCAATGAAGAATTTTCAGATGCTTCCTTTAGATACCAGTATTACTAATACAGAGAATGCTCTTAACTTTCAACACTTTCAGAAATTAGACCTAGAACAGACTAATAGGTTAATGTCAAGGATCCAGTTAGCTACATATATGAAACAACAAGCATATGAAGTTATAGGTATTAACCCACAAAGAATGGGACAACAACTATCTCAACAAACTGCAACAGGTGTTGAACAAGCTGTAGGTGCTTCTTATGCACAGACTGAAATGTATTTCATACAACACTCAGATTACTTAATGCCAAGAGTGCATCAGATGAGAACTGACTTAGCTCAATTCTATCACTCTACTAAACCATCAGCAAGATTAACATATGTTACATCAGCAGATGAGAAAGTAAACTTCCAGATTAATGGTACAGATTTGCTTATGAGAGACTTAAACATATTTGCAACTACTAAAGCTAATTACAGAGCAGTATTAGAACAGTTAAAAAATATGGCTTTAAATAATAATACTACTGGGGCATCTATCTATGACTTAGGTAAATTAGTACAATCAGAAAGTATTGCTGAGTTAAATACAGTACTTAAAGATTCTGAAGCTAAAATTAAAGCGCAGAAAGATGCAGAGATGCAACATCAACAACAAATGCAAGAACAACAATTACAAGCTCAAGCTCAAGCAGAAAAACTTAAAGCTGATCATACAGATCTTCAAGAAGAAAAAAATAGACAAAGAGATATACTTGTTGCTGAAATTAGAGCTGCTGGATTTGGTGCTACTCAAGATATTAATCAAAATCAGATGTCTGACTATAATGACTCATTAAGAGATATACAAAAGTCTGAAGAGTTTACTAGTCAGATGAATCTTGAGAGACAAAAAGAGTCAAATAAACAATCTTCAAATTCTCAAAAGATGCAACTTGAGAGAGAAAAACTACAAGCACAACAGTCAATAGCAGATAAACAATTACAAATTGCTAGAGAGAATAAGAACAAATTTGATGTTAAAAGCAAAACTGATAATAAGAAGAAATAGACTTAGCTATATAGTGGCAAAAAACAATATTAAAAAATAGTCTATTTTAAATATATGAAGTTTATTTGTAAAAAAAATACTTATATTATTAATAGTAACATAAAGACCAACATATGAATACTGATGAGCAAGCAACACAAGACAACACTACCGTTTCACAGGTAGATGTAAACTTGGATGAATTATTTGGAATGCCTGGTGCGGATAACGTGATGCTACCAGAAGAGGAAGAAGAGAAAAAGTCTCTTTTTTCTAAAGATACAAAAACTGATTATGAGTTCCTTGATAGTAAAACTGGTGTAACAAGTAAACCAGATACAGCAGAGCAAACAATCACTAAGGAAGAAGTTCAAGAGACAATTGATGAATTGGATGGACTTATTGCTCAGGAAGAAGAAGCAGGTAACAAAGGTAGACCTAAAGTAGATAAGTCAGGTTTATATGAGTTAGCTTCTAAGATGATTGAAGAAGGTACACTTTTTGGTTTTGATGATGACAAAGATCTAGAGGAATATACAACTAAAGATTTTAGAGAGTTGTTTGAAGCTAACTTTCAAGAGAAAGAGAGAAAGATTAAAGAAGCTGTGCCAAAAGAGTTTTTTAATGCTTTACCTGATGAATTGAAAACTGCAGCTAAATATGTAGCTGATGGTGGACAAGATCTTAAAGGATTATTTAGAACTCTTGCTCAAGTAGAAGAAGTATTTGAATTAGATGCTGATGATGAGAATGATCAAGCAGAAATTGCAAGACAATACTTATGGGCTACTAACTTTGGTACACCAGAGGAAATAGAGTCAGAGATTGAAGACTGGGCAGATGTAGATAAGTTAGGACAAAAAGCTAAACAGTTTAAACCTAAGTTGGATAGAATGCAGGAAGAGATTGTATCTAGAAAACTAGCAGAGCAGGAAACTAAGAAAGAGCAACAAGTTCAAGCTGCAAGAGTATATACGGATAATGTATATAATGTATTGTCAACAGGAGAACTTGATGGAGTTAAGCTTGATAAGAAAACACAGAACATGCTGTACAGTGGATTAGTTCAACCAAACTATCCTTCAATATCAGGTAAGCCTACAAATATGTTAGGTCACCTATTAGAGAAGTATCAGTTTGTAGAACCAAGACATGATCTTATTGCTGAAGCACTATGGTTATTAGCTGATCCAGAAGGATACAGAGCTAAGATAAAAGATCAAGGTACTAAAGTTGCAACAGAAAAAACAGTAAGAATGTTAAAAACTGAAGAGGCTAAAAAGATTGCATCTTCAAATACTGTAGATGAAAAACAACAAGCAAGAAAAACTACAAGTAACAATACAATATCAAGATCATCTGGTAGTAGTATGTTTAAAAGATTTTAAAATAAATAATATAAATAAATAAATAAAAACAAATGGCAACTCCAGTATTAAATAATGGTATTTTCCTACGTGATACAGCATACAATGCTAGTTCACATGTTGATTCTTACCATTTACAAAACATGCTAAAAGATGCAGAACCAATGGATTTAGGTCCAGTAGACTTATGGGCTATGGCTCAGAAAGTTGAAATGCCTTTATACCAGTTATCTTCTTTTGGT